TCAACCTTCAGTTGACGAGAAACACACCAACAAAATACAATTGACCGATAAATTGGGCATCGTCATGAAGTATCCTAATATGCAATTTTTAAGCAATGAAACTTCCGGTGACGAATTCGACATGATTGTGAACCTAATCGTGGATTGTATCGAATATATTTACGATGAAGAAAGTATCTATTATGCAAAAGATTCAAGTCGTGAAGAATTGATGGAATTTTTGGATTCGTTACAATCTAAGGAATTGGAAAAAGTAAAAGTGTTTTTCGATACTTTACCAAAAGTCAAAAAGGATTTAGAGTTTAAGTGCAACAAGTGTGGATATAACGAAAATATTACTTTAGAAGGCATACAAAGTTTTTTCGTGTAATTTTTAGTCATGATAATTTAGGTAATTACTATCAGACTAATTTTGCAATGATGCAACATCACAAATATAGTTTGACAGAATTGGATAACATGTTACCTTGGGAAAGAGATATTTACGTGAATTTATTACTGAAATATCTTGAAGAAGAAACTGAAAGAATGAAAGCGTTACAACAACAGAGAAAATAAATGGCAACGTTGGCAGATGTAATCAGATCGAAAAGAAAGTCCGGTCAAAGTAGGACCGGTTCTTTCTTTGGCAGTCTAAAAGATAAATTGAAAGAGACTATTGATCCTCGTCAATTGTTCAATCAAAGTGGAATTCTCACTGCTCTTTTTCCGTCACTTAAAGCTTATAAAGCAAAAGGTGTCGGTGAAGAAACCGGTAAATTGATTCAGAGACGAACTGCGGAGTTATCAAACTCACCACAGTCGATGAATGGAGGAATGGATCTTTCTGTCATCGAGCAGAACACAAAGATGTCCGCTGTCAATTCTATGGCTTTACCTGGATTATCCAGAGATGTAAATGTCATGAGACAGAACATTTCGAAATTGGTAAAAGTTGTTGGATTAAAACCCGAAACAAAGGCTGACCGATTTTTCAAGAAGAGTTCGGAAAGAGAAAAAGAATATGAGAGTAAATTTAAAACACGACCTAAACTAACTGGTCCAAATACTACCATTTCCGATGAAGAAGAGAAATCGAAAGGTTTTCTCGGTAGTCTTTTATCTATAGTCGGTGGTTTAATTAAAGCTGTTACAACAACAATAGGTAAAATATTCAGCACACTCTTCACCTTACTACAGGGACTAGTTACCAGTCTATTTACTACTTTAAAGGTTGTGTTGACAACAGTAATCACCTCATTGTTTGGTTTATTCAAAACCTCTATCGGAAAATTGTTAAAATCTTTAGGTAAAGTTTTTTCTTTGATGGGTGCTGGAGGATTGGCAACAATAATTAAAGCAGTAATTTCCAGTAAAGTTGTCTTGGCAGCATTAGCCCTCCTTGTTTTAGCAGAATTTTTCAGAAGACGTTTGTTAAATAAAGAAAAAGAATCGTTTTTATTCAATGAACTGCATCGAAAAAAATTATCCGGTGAAATGAATGAAGACGAAAGTACAATATACAATGAGTTGAGAGCCAAAGGTCATAAGACAAAAGAAGAAAGATTCATGCGAGAATCCTACGAAGGTCAAACTGGACAGAAAGAGTTTCAGGATTTTGTGGGTGTTATGAGTAGTCAGTTATCGTTTAAAGAAGGAAATAGATTTTATTTAACCAATGAAGAATTATATGACAAATATGGGGCAGACAGAGAGACTATCGATGAATGGCTTCGTGCTGGTGCTGTTGAAAGTCTTGGAGAAGTTGAAGAAAGATTAATAAATCCATCAATGCAAGCAGACCCGGTCGGTGAACAAATCAGTCCGGGTGTGCAAGTCAATAAAGTTGGAAAGGCATATTATAATGAACGTTTAGATGGCAAGCTCGCACAAAAAGCTGAACCTTTTGTGGAACAAGCTGTTGGTGTGGTAACAGATGCACCCAGAGCCTCTGTTGCACCAACACAAGAAAACAATTCCGGATCTCAACTCGATTCAAGAACTTTAGATTTGGGTATGTTATCCGAAGAGACGGGAAGTTATACAAATATACAAAGTGTAACTATACCCTCACAATCAACCTCATCCACTGGCGGAGGCGCAACTCGCCAAACGATACCGGACGTTATAAATCCTGTTAGACCCTCACTGGCCGGAGGATGGACCTAAATGTCTAAATTGAGCGAAATCGTTTCACGTAGAAGATCGTCGGGACAGAGTAGAACTGGTGCTTTATTCGGTAGTCTTAAAGACAAAATAAAAGAGACTATCGATCCTCGTCGGATATTCAACCAGACTGGAATTTTAACAGCTTTATTTCCTTCACTTAAAGATTATAAGTCCGACTCTACAACACAAAAATTTAATAACACTGGTGCACCGAGTTGGCTCGATGTAAAAACAAAAAATATACAAGTGGAAAACATAGAAAAAAATACGCAAATATTTGCCAAAAATTCTATGTATTTTTCAGAAATTGCTAGAGATATCAATGTCTCTAGAATAAATGTCGGTAAATTGGTAAGACTGGTTTCTCCCGCAGCTGCCGAAAAGGTTGACATGTATTATAAGAAGACTTCGGAGATGGAAAAATCTTATGAGTCTAAATTTAAATCTGAATCTAAGAAGTCCACCAGAGTAGACAATAAGTCCAAAAAGTCATCGTTCAGTTGGATAAAAATGATTGGATTGATTGGTACTGTAGGAATCTCCTATTTGCTTTTAGACTTCATAAAAAATAAAGAAGAGTCTATCGTAAAGGAAATATATGACGATTTGGATGAAAAATTCGACTCGTTCAAAAATAATTTCCTAGATTTTAAAGAAAAAGCTTTTATAGATTTCGACAAAGAAAGGTTACAACTTATAGGTAAACTGGAATCACAGACTGATGGAATGATAGACACATTGTCAAAGGATTTCACTTTTAAATCGATATACGATTACATAGTTGATGGAACAGGCCCCCTAAAGAAGTATGCGGAAACGGTGTCTGAATTCAAAGGAAAATTAGCTGAAGCTGCCACTAATGTTTTTCCGGCAGCGGCCGCTTCAACATTACCAGTAGTTATACCTAAAACTGATACGGGTACTGGTACTGGCACACCTTCATTAGGTCGTTCCACACCATCCACACCATCCACGCCAACGAGATTAGGAACTACAAATACACCAACAGGATATTCTGAACTTATTGGAAAATATGAGGGTGCAGGAAAATACGATACGGTGTTTGGTAAAGCTGGCGGTGCCAAAATGAACGGAAAGTTAGTGACTGAAAATACAATCGCAGAAGTTGTGGATTGGCAGAAAAAAAATAGTCATACCAATAGACACGCTGCAGGTAAATATGGTTTCATTAATGTGGCTGATGTTGCAAAATTAGCTGGAATTTCTCCGAATGCATTATTCAATGCTGAAACACAAGAAAGGATGCAACAGGCGTTTACGCAGCGAAGTATGAAAGACTTGACATCGATCGGAATACAACCAACCTACGAGAATCTTTCACTAGCTCACACTGTTGGTCCAGCTGGAGCTAAAACTCTTCTAACGGCTCAAAAGTCAGGCAGAGGTAATTCTCAAGCCGCCGATGTTCTACATGCCGCTCACGGAAACCTGCCTAGAGATCCAATGGGTGGCAACAATTCACCAGCTAGAAAAACTAATCCCCACTTATTGAAATCGGTAGACGAAGTTATTGCGGAAAATCGTAGAAGATTTAAAAATACAACGATGCAACACAATGATGTACCAGATAAAATTTCTTTCGTGCCGCCATCAGACAATGAAGTGTCAACAAATATAAACTCGATGTCCAGAGTTGCGGTAATGAAAAATGCTAATCGAGGAAAAGAAGTTCTTATAGTGAATAGGGAAACTGTTTCGATACAGAATCAAACACAAGTTGCCTCAAATGTTAACACAGAAGATAAGAACTTAAATTCACTAATAGAATATGCTACCGTTTAACCAATAAAAAACCCACCTTTCGGTGGGTTTCTTTTACTTAGTCTTGATTCGCAAGAGACTTGAAATAATTCAAATCATCATCATCAGTTGACGCACTTACTGTTCTTGGATTATCCAAGACGCTAGGTGTGTCATCATTATATGTATCGACTGAAGTTTGTTCAGCACGGGTACGCATGTTAACTGCACCATCAAAACCCAATACTTTATCCAAACGTTGCTTTAACACATCATATGATTTAAAGCTTGATGCCTCAGTAAACTCTTTCAATGAATACTCTGACTTCCAGAGTTTTTCCAATTTCTCATCATCACCATCATAGACAGCTGACTTGTCAGAGAATTCTGATTTATCATAATTGCGGTAACCTTCAACTTGACGAATCTTCACTTTGAAGTTTGCACCTTCCCAAAGATCGAATGGGTTAACTGGTGTTTCATCAGCAAATTCTGGATTCATTGCTTCAGTAATCTTATCAAAGATTTTCTTACCGAATTTGTAGAGTTTAATCTTACCTTCGTTTTCTGGATTAGAAGGATCGGATACAACAAGAATGTTTGCAATGTACGTAAGTTTACGCTTCTGTTTGCGAACGATTTCTTTGTTAGATTCGATTCCTGAATTCCAGAGTGTGCTGTTGTGTTCACAAACAGGACATTTATCGTTAAGTGTTGTTAAACAGTTATCGATGAGCCATCCACCAGGTCCCTGAAAACCGTGATGAAACACTCGTACCCAAGGAAGAGCGTCATCACCATCTACTGATGGTGCGGGAAGAAAACGAATGACTGCCATTCCGTTTCCTGCTTTGTCTGCTGTGGGTTGCCAGAATCGGTCATCATCTTTAGAGCCTTTAGCTCCATCACCATTTGATTGTGTATTTTCAATCGCTTTAGTGAGTTGCTCGATGCTTGAGCGATTCTTTTTGAGTTTTGCAAAATCTACCATTTTATTACCTCGTATGAAAATTTATATTGTATATTACGGATTATCCACATGAAACATAGTATATCATGTATATATGTTACTGTCAAGCATTACTTCAATGCTTCTACTGCTATTTGCCTATACTTAACCTTATCGAATTGTATAAAGGGTGTGTACTTCATACATTTACGGTTATAGTTTGGCCACCGAATTGTATCGGTTATCTTCTTGTTCCATAAAGGGAAGAAGTTTATGAAATCGTTAAGAATGCAAAGTGTTTCCATTTGAGTTGAACCTTGTAAGGTTTCAGTCAAAAGTATTGGATAGTCACCTGTTGTTTTGAATAATTCATTTGCATTGTCAACCATACCTCTGAGGTGTTCACAATCCTGTTTAAACTTGTATGTCAGAGATTGTACTACCGACATCCTTTTCTTGTGAACCACTACCGCTTGTTCATCCAATAGATCACCGACCCATAACTTCTCTTTACTCAGTAGATTTGAAATAAGGAATTGAATGTAGTCTTCCTTCTCTTGTCTTCTACTGAGTTTGTAGAAATAATATTTGTCTTTACGATTCTCAAAGGATTCAATTGTGATCCTACTCTTTCCGTTATATTTAAAGAAATCGTAGGAATCGGTTTCAAAATGTAACTTCAATGCATTGTAAATCGTGAAGGCTTCGTATCCTGTCATATTAAAAAGGTAAACGGTTAGATTTAGGTAAAAGATTTAAATCTTGTGCATCAGTCTCAAGTTTGGATTTTAGATTAGAATTTACCAGTGTAGAAGCAACCTCTATTTCCATTCCTGTCTGTTTACAGTACTCTACAATAGCCTCGATATGGTTGTAGTCTGTTCTAGCCACAATTTCTTCGATAGCTACTGCGAATTTTAGCATCTCATCTTTCGTAGGCATTATTTTACGATAGTTTCATAGAGGGTTTCAAATTGTTCATGCACAGCAACTTCCTCATCATAGTTCTGTTTATGATAAACTTTAACCATACGAGCAACTAGTCGTTTAGGTAACTGCAAGTTCTTACAGATATCATTTAATGATTCTTTGATATAATCTTTCTCGCCTTCCATGCGTGTCATTGATGCTGAACACTCACGTAGAACATCCAAAAGTTTCTTTCGATCTTCAGGATTAGAAATTTGATTCACACTCATTTGTTGTACTGCCATAATGTAACTCCTTAACGGTAAAAAATATGTCTTCCAATTTTCGCAGTTCTTTGCCTATTCCATTTGGGATTAACATGATCTGCATGAAAGAATAATGCACCTTTCGTAATGTCGTGTATGATTTTATAATCCATATAAACATTGAAGGACAATTGTTGAATTCTATTATACAATGATTCTTCTGGCCTTGTCAACCTCTTTTTGTTGTTGACCCATGAAAACTGGTAAAAATTGCCAGTCTTCTGATAAACAACACCACAAATATCATCTGGAAACTTACCAGAATGTACACGATTCATTGTTACCATAGCCACAGCCAACCATCCATTATAACTCTCACCTCCAGACTCATAGTAAACATTGTCGGTTAGACAGTCAACTTGCCTTTTTTCTCGGCGACTTAACTCTGAATATTGTTTAGGAACATCAGTAGTTTTATCAACATATAACATTTGTGAGTGACTTGTTCCTGAAAATGATGAAGTGAGAAATAATATCAACGATGCCGTGATGAATAAAATTCTTTTTTCTGTGTTCATTTTTCAATCCCATAGAGCTTGATAATACTTACCAAAGAGACGAAAACCATTTTTGATTCGATCTTCAACTACTCGCATACCTTCATAGTCACACTTGTATGTGTGATTTGGTCCATGAACCGTCTGACTTAAATGTTCTTCTTTTTGAGTGACGGCATTATAATATGTTTCTTCCGTTTTCTTAAATACCCAATCAATTTCACCACTTTGGAATTTTTCTTGCCAAGAATCATCAAGTTTACACTCGAAAGCAGAAATCATTTCATCAAGTATCCAATCCCATCGTTTGAAGAAAAGATCGTCCACGTCCCATTCGTCTTCCTTAGGACCAGCATTGGTGCTGCGGAGTTCTTCAGGTACATCCTCATCATCAGTATTAGGTGCCCCGTTTTTAGACTCTTTCAACTGTTTAAGCATGGGCAGTATAATATAACTCAATGTGTGATCCATGGACCACGTATCCCACGGATCAATTTTAACATAGTTGATTTTAGGATTAATTTTGTCACAGACTTTTTGCAACATTTCACAAAAAGGATTTAATCTGTTGCTCCACTTTTCTATGATTGGTTCATCATAATCAATCTCACGCCAGAAAAATACTTTTTCCAAAATCGTGTAGGGACTGATCCAGTGGTCTCGATATCGATTGATATAGATACGCATATTTTACTCCATTTTTTATTTGAATGTCTAGTTGATTCTGTTTCCAAGTTCAACTAGAAAAACTCAGATGGGTTTGCTTACGCAGCCATCAAAAAGCGATTATCGTTTGCTTTTATTTTTGTTTACTTTTTACGACTATCTGTGTCGAGTTGTCCATTCCGTTACTTGTCACCAGATCGAAACCAGGTCAGCCCCATCAGAAGCACACTTATGTATTGTGGTGAACGAGAGTCATAGGAACTCACAATACGACATTTCCTGACTTATCATGCCAGTGTGCTTTTGGTGGAGCTGGGCGGAATCGAACCGCCGTGTCTGATACTTTTCTCTTTACTTCATACAACTATAAAACATATTATAACACAATCCTAGGAGAATTGTGGTAATTATGAATCACTTCCTCGAATATAGGTAAGTATTTATTCACTTCTCGGACAAAAACCTGTGGTGTGCCCTCTTCGTTTGCGATGAGTACTACAATTTGTTCAATGGGTAATCCGGTAATCTCAGTGAACATTAGTGAGTATGCGGTACATTGAATGAAGTAGTTTTGAATCCACTCTTCCTTCTTTTCTCTGATTGAATTCTTATAATCAACAATAGAGAGTTTATCATTCCATACAGCTATAGTATCTGTACGTCCTGCCATCTTATATTTATCACTATATAATGCCTGTTCAAGACCATAGACCGCACCAATATTCTTATCAATAAGTGGTCTCAATTGTGTAAAGAAGTCTTTAATGTCAGGCATCATCATACGAATTTTCATTTCTGTCAATTCGTTCAAAAGATATTTCTCACAGGCTTCATGTAATTTTGTACCACGGTCTGATGATTTTTTTGTGATTTTATTAGCTTCAGTTTCTCCCACTCTTTCACGCCACTTAACTAATGCTGTATCATCTTTGTTATGTGATAGTATAGTGGTAACTGAATCATACTTCCTTCCATCAGGCAGGAAGTATTTACGACCATGTTCTGTCGTTTCGGATTCCAAATCGAACTGCAATTCAGGAAGTTTAATATGTTCAAATACTCTCAAGTCAATCTCTTTGTTACTTTGTCCACGTGTCTACGCACCACTTCACTTGTTCGAGATTCTTTAATGGACTTATTTCCATACCGATCAGCCAATTCTGTATTCTTGTGTTGTTCGGAAATTCTCGATAACACTTCCTTAAAACCATCCGGCACCTTGTCCTTGACGGATACACCAGAGACAATAGAAGGAGCCTGGATCACAGACTCATACTGCGGATTGGCAGAAAGGAAATCAAACTTCTCAGTAATCTTCATCGAAACTTCAAAAATTTCATCTGTTTCGGTATCTCTAAATCTATAAATTGGCATAAAACCACTCCGGTACATTACGACTATTCACTTTGCCTTTCCATGAAGCAAGGTGTTGCTTATTACTTATGTAATAATTCCTATACGATGCAATAGAATCACCTGCAATTTTCACTTCATTTGGCATCGCTGGAGTGGGTTCCGTGAATTTGGTGAGTGGAATATTATCTGGTACATACTGATGCAATAGATTTACCAGACCATCACG